TTGAAGCCTCAATTATCAGTTGAAGTCTTTGATGAATACCTGAAAGTTACTATCTCCGGAGATGGGAATCCCTTCGCCCATGTTGCCGATATTAATAACGCAATAATGACCGTCAAAAAGTTGTCAGAGGAAAACAAACGCACAAGAGTTCTTGTCGATGCGTTCAATGTGCCTAATGTGAGGGATATGCAAAAGTTCTATATCGGCGCGCTGGTTGCCACTATATTCGGAAATAAATTCAAGTTGGTGATGCTTAGAAAGCCGGAGCACATAAACAAGTTTGCCGAGAATATGGCGGTTAACAGCGGAGCTAACGTCCTCGTTGAGAGCAGCGAACAACAAGCGCTTAGCTGGTTATTGGCGTAGATTCGTAGGCGATCTTCGCGCCTTTGGAATCGTGATCCTCAAATCGCTCTTTACGATTTACTGATGCAAAACGTAGTCCGGGTCTTCAGATCCGTTTGACAGCGGACATACATGTCCACGCTGCGCATCAATTCTCACCCGGTCTCACCCAGCCTCACCCGGTCTTACCCGCAAAATATATTGTCAAGTCCTTTAACTGCCGTTTGAGAGCCGCCCAGACCCAACCAGAGCCAGCTAAAGAAATCACAAAAATCAGGGCTTATAATGCAGCCATGAAAAAAGGACGGACTTCCAAACCCGATAAACCCGAAATTCAAAAAGCAATCTGTAATATGATTGCCGCGTCAAACAAATCTGTCCGCAGTATTCTCAGGGAATTATCAAAATCCATGAATGGCATACCTGATCTGTCCGCATTCATGGAATGGCTCAATGATAAAGAATTTGCAAAGCAATACGCGCGGGCGAAAGAAGAGCAGTATGCGTTTTTAGCGGAGGAAATACTGGAAATTGCCGACGATGAAAGCCTTGATGTTGCCTTTGACGATAAGGGCAAGCCGTTTGTTGACAAGGAGCATATCACCCGCTCAAAACTCCGCGTGGATGCCCGCAAGTTGATTTTAAGCGAACTAAAGCCGAAGACATCTCCGGATAAAACAAGCGCGGGGCAAGGCGCGGAGGCAGGTTTAACCGTTAACATTATCGATAAATTCGAGGTTAAATAGTGGAGATTACCATCCCTTATAATTACACGCCAAGAAATTATCAAACGGGCCTGTTTAATTGCCTTTCGGGCGGTTATAAGCGCGGGGTTGCCGTGTGGCATAGGCGCTCAGGAAAAGATAAAACCCTTCTCAATCTTATCGTAAAAGAAGCCCACAAACGCATTGGCGTTTATTATTACTTTTTCCCAACCTACAACCAGGGCAGAAAAGTTCTCTGGGACGGAATAGACCGCGACGGATTTAAGTACATGGATCATATTCCAGAAGAGCTGCGCGAGAACACTAACCAGGCTGAAATGAAAATCAGATTAAAATGCGGATCGCTCATTCAGATTATCGGGACGGATAACATTGACGCGATCATGGGAACTAATCCAGTCGGGTGCGTTTTTTCGGAGTACAGCTTACAGAATCCTATAGCGTGGGATTTAATACGGCCAATTTTAACGGAGAATGGCGGATGGGCGCTTTTTAATTACACACCAAGGGGAAGGAATCACGGATTTGTTTTATACGAAATGGCGAAGAATAACAAAGACTGGTTCTGTGAATTGCTGACGGTCGATGATACCGATGTCGTCAGTCCGGGAATGATTCAGGCAGAACGCGAATCCGGGATGTCCGAGGCGAAGATACAACAGGAATTTTATTGCTCGTTTGAAGCGTCACTTGATACATGTTTCTTTATGGGAGTTCTGGAAGATCATAAATATGTGCAGCCTGGAACAACCGGGAGCGTTATTGTTGATAAAAAGACAAAAGATATTGATTTTATCGATAATCCTCAGGGAATGATTGAGTTGTGGCGTTTCCCGTATTTTCTGACGGATGGGTGGGACCAGCATTACTGGAAATACCGTTATTGCATCGGCTCTGATATCTCCGAGGGATTGCAGCAGGATTACTCCGTGGCATATGTCTATGACCGCTGCAAAAAAGAGTTTGTCGCCCGCATGCGGTCAAATACTATTGATTCGTATAAGTGGGGGGACAGGCTTTTTCAACTATCGCGTTATTATGAAAACGCGCTGATCGTTCCGGAGAGAAACGGCGCGGGCATAACCACGATTGACAGACTTATGGCGCTCAAAGCCAATCTGTACGTCAAAGAGAAAATCGACTCCATCGGGAAGGTTATGACAAAGCAGTACGGTTTTCTTGAGACTTCCGAAGCAAAACAACTTATCTGCGGTTCGCTCAAATCTTATCTTGCCCAGCATAAGCCTGTCTATTGCCGCCATTTGCTTTCGGAGTGCGCAACTTTCATCAAGGATGAAGAAAAGGAGAAGCTGGGCGCGGATAGCGGATTTCATGATGATTGTGTAATCGCGGCGGCTCTGGCCCTGCATGGTGATTTTTATCTGCCGCGCTGTGAAAAGATTCCGTTGCCTGCTACCGGTTGGCGGAAAATGCTGGCAGAAGAAAAGAAAGAAGGGACGATATGGGCAAGTTAAAAGTGTGTCCACCTCCATCGCTTCGCGACACCACCGCCAGCGGAGGACATTAATTGTAGGGCGCGTTTCCCAAACGCGCCGCTCGGATCGGTCGGAGACCGATCCCTACAGTATAGCGCGTAATGACAGAAGAGCGGAGGACAGCTAAAAAAATTGTCATTGCGAGGCGACCCTCGGGAGCCGTGGCAATCTCGCAAGACATGAGATTACCACGCCGCATGAGATGCGGCTCGTAATGACAAAGTAGAAGGAGAGAAATCAATGGACAAGTTAGACCGGGATAAAATGAAGCGCACAAAAGAAGTCGTTAAACTTGACGGCCGTTTGCTTGAAGCATGCAACGAACTGAGGCACACGGTTGAACATCCGAATGAGAGTGCGGATATTATTATTGCTAAGGGGATTTACCGCAAGAAAGACCCTAACGCGATTATGACGATTGAATGTGACGGTGTCGTGGTGGGCTATAAAATCAAGGAATGTTCGCCGCTTGAGATCAATCCGTATTACGACCGGTATGTTTACGTGAGGATGCCCGATTATCGTCTGAAGGATTTATCAGACAAGGAACTGGCGGCAATAAAATTTACTGTATTGGATGCGTTCTTTGAGCAGCAGCAGGGAGAGATTCACGTTGAAGTTATCGGGGAAGGCGCTCTTTTGATGTGGCAGCGGTTCATGGTGGCTTTCGCGTACAAGTATCAGAACGCGACAGTGCAGGTCCCAAAGGGACTACCACAATAAGAAAAGGAAAAGAAAGATTGCCACGGAGCGCGAGGCGCTCCTCGCAATGACACGACAGGAAGAGGAAGTAATTTATGGATAACGAAGTAACTCCCACTTCGGGAATCAATATTCAGAAAATACAGGAATCCGGCGCTGATGACAAGGTTGTGGAAGTCTATCGCCTTTTGAAGCGGTACAAGGAAGACGCTGACCGGCAGGATTGGGAGAAACAGGTCTATAAGCGCGGCTGGGAAGTAGCGTGGGGGAAAAAAGACGCTCTATGGTCAGAAGACGAAAAGAATAAAATGATCCAACGCGGACAGATTCCTATTGCCATCAATGACGTAAGCAAAGGAATTCAGGGAGCCGCGGCAGTGGCTACAGCCAATAAGCCCGGGATCAATGTCAAACCCATAGGTTCGTCTGATTTGTACGTAGCGGAGTTGCTCAAGCGTGGGTTTGATTTTGTGTGGGGGCAGAATAACGGCGGGGAAGTCCTGTTTGATGTGGTGAAGGAATGTAAGACGGGTTCTCTTGGAGTAATTGATGTCAAGTTTGACGAAACAAAAGGCAAGTTCGGGAAGATCATTTTCCTTTCAGATAATCCATTGGATTACTATTTTGATAAAAAGTCGCGGCTTGCCAGTAAGGCGGATTCCCATATTATCAAGGCCCATCTGATTACGCGGCAGTATGCCAAAGATAATTACGATGTTACGGATGACGACCTTGATTTTAATATGGTTCCTCAGGATTCGGAGCCGGGTAAATCATCCGCCGGTCATCCTGGAGAAGACGAATATGCCCGTATGAAGACTTCTGAGGAAAAGGACAGTCGTGTTGAGAACGATCCAGCCGATGATGCTGATGTTTATGAAATCGAAGCGTGGCTTATCAAGAAGGAGAAAGCATACTCCGTGATGACGGTTAATCCTCAAACGTCTGCCGTCGAGAAGTTTGATTTTGATACGAGCAAGGAAGCCAAGGCAGCGCAGGAAGAATTGAGCCAGTTTGGATTAAAGGCAACGTGCAAAGAGAATGTTACCGAAGTCAGAAAACAGCGGATCATTGTCGGAAAGAAACTCATCTCCGAAGAAACCAATCCTTACGGTCTGGATTCCGACGGCGATCCGGTTATTCCAAAACTGTTAATCGGCCATGACCGGTCTTACAGCGGCTATTTTGTGGGGCCGACGTACAGGGCAATCGAGATCAGCAAGAGCCGCAATAAACGCCGCACGCAGACGGTTTATGTCATTTCAAAGAACATTGACGCGCCTGTCATGATGACAGAAGGCTGCAAATGGGAGAATGATCCCAAATACGGTGACAGTCTGAAGGTTCCCAAAGACGCGCCGTTTCCGCCTTCTCGATTGCTTCCTGGGACAACGTCTTCAGAGCTGATGGCGATGGAGCAACGGGATGAAGTGGCGCTCAATGACGAGTTCGATATGCAGGAAGTGATGAAGGGGAAACTACCTCCGGGCGTTGATTCCGGCAAGCTGGTTATCGCCCTTCAGGATCAGGCCGGAATGATGTCCACGCCATTCTTAGGTGTAGTGGAATCAACTATTGAGAAAACGGCAAAGGTTATATTTTCTTTAATGCTTCGGCACTGGCCCAGACAGATGTGGGAGCGTCTGATTGATCCGGATGAAGTAAGCAACTGGCAACCGGAAAAGGACAAACAGATAGACCCGAATACGGGCGATGCCGTACCTCCCGATCCTAACGATATTCAGGCCAAATGGATTGCGGCAGTCGATCAGGTGCGACCTGCTGACATTACCAAAGACCCTCCGATTGATCTGGAAGGGCTGCATATCAAGATTGTTGCCGGTTCCACGACACCGACAAACAGGATGGCTAAACGGCTGGATGCCATGGAAATGGTGAAGGCCGGTATTTATCCGCCGGAGATCGCTCTTGATTATATTGATGACCCGAATGCGGATAAAGCAAAGATATTGTTGCAGCAGCAGCGTCAGTCGGAAATGCAGGCAATGGTTGCCCGCAGCGGAAATATCAGGGGGTAGGATAATGGCAGAATTAACCGAATCAAAAAGAAATAATTTACCGTCATCGGCGTTTGTCTTTCCGGATAGCAGAAAGTATCCGATTCATGACCTTGCTCATGCGCGTAACGCTTTGGCGCGGGTGTCGGAGTTCGGGACGGCTTCGGAGAAATCGGCAGTGAGGGCAGCGGTAAACAGGAAGTATCCGACACTGAGAAAGAGACAGACGATAAAAGGGTGATTAATTATATTATAAAAAATTGGGGTTGTTTGCTGATCTGATCAATCGGCAGACACGCAAGAAATAACTTAAGCGGCTAGTAGGAGCCTACTCTCTTACTTTGCCGCTTTTTTATTTGCCCCATCCGATTATGCCTTCTGGACGGGCTTTAAATGTCCTGAAACCGGTTACCGTGGCGACCGCAAGGCCATGAGATTGAAAGAGAGGAATTATGGGACTGGGAGATTTCGCAAAAGAGGAATTCAGCAAGGAAGAGTTGGAGGCTTTGGGAGAGACTCCGGCTACTGTTGAACCAGAGAAAAAGGAACCGGAAAATCCAGAGCAACCGGAAAAGAAGGTTGAAGAACCTGAAAAACCGGAAGCCCAAACCGAGAAGAAAGAAGAAACTCCGGAATTATCAACAGAGGAAAAAGCAGTTGCAGAACAAGAAGGCGTCAAACTCGTAACAGAGAACGGTAAGCAGTATCTGATTGACGATGAAGGCGCGAAAATACCGGTGGAAAGATGGCGCAAGAACTTTGCAAAGACACACGCTGAAGTTGATACCGCCAAAAAAGCCGCCGAAGAAACAAACAGAAAATTAAACCTTCTCAAAGAGTTAGGAGCGGAAAAGTATTACGATCTTTATCCCGATGAAAAACCGGCAAACTATGCGCCTCCGGTAAAGAAAGACGAACCGGTGGAAGCCGTTGAAGATTTCAATACAATGATTGTCAATGGCGGCAAGTATAACGGCTGGGCTTTAGGAGACGTGGCAAAAGAAGACCCGATAGCGGCAAGCCTTATGCTCAATAATTATCTGGAGAGCAAACGGGCCGTCGTTGAAAAGGAATCAAAACGCCAGGCGGATTTTCAGCAGAGTTTTGAGCAGGAAAGGAATCAGTTTTGTTACAGCAGGGCCAAGGAGCTTTTTAACAAGTCCGATAATATCACGGATGCGGAAAAAGCGCAGGTGGTTAAAGTCTACGAGGATTTATCCAAGTGGATGATCGCCAACAAAAAGAGCCATTACAACATGGAAGACGCCTATGCCCTGATGAACAAAGACCAGATTATCCAGTCCAAAGTTGCCGAAGCCTCAAAAGCCGCAATCGAGAAACTTACGGCGCCGGGCGCGAAGTCTATCGGCAATGTTGCCAGCGAAGGCAAACAAACGGGTTTTGAATCCTATTTAACGATGACGGAAGGCCAGTTGACGGATATCATTGATAATATGACGGATAAAGAATTCAAGATTTTCTTAAAAGACGCTCCGAAAGAATTAAGGGATAAATATCCCGGCATATTCTGACTTTTTGTGAAGGCCGACACATAAGGAGTTTTAAAAATGGCTGATTTTACATTTACGACAGGCAACGCCCTGACCCGCAAGGCATGGGCTAAAAAGTGGTGGATGGAAGCAAAGACGACATCGTACTTTTACGAGAACGGTTTTGTAGGAACTTCCGACCAGAATATCATCGTAGAATTCCCCGATCTTGAAAAAGAACAGGGCGACGTTTTAACCATCGGGCAAATCCGCGAGCTATCAGGAGGAGGCGTGCCCAATGACAATATCATGGAAGGCAACGAAGAAGCGCCTTCGACTTACGACAATTCAATCACGCTGACCCAGATACGAAACGCGGTTCGTACCGCAGGACGTGAAACCGAAATGCGGCCGGCTGACAACAAGATCAGGGAATATGCCAAGGAGCTTTTGCAGCGCTGGATGGCGGCAAAGATCGATCAGGACATCTTCACGGCGTTGGGAAATAATCCGACCAAGGTTATTTATCCCTCCGGCGCCACGACCACCGCGACAATCGCGGCCGGTAATTATATGACGCTGTCTTTGATCTCTCAATGCGTTACCTACGGACGCAAAGCCAAGCCTCTGATTATAGGCCCCACGGTCAAAGGAAAGGCGATGAATGGCGTTATCGTTATGTCGCCTGATCAGTCCTATGACCTATCAGAACGGGATGCGGCATGGGCACAGGCACAGCGTGAAGCACAGAAACGCGGCGATGATAATCCCATTTTCGGGATAGCCCTCGGCGTTCACAAGAACTGCGCAATTCACGACCACCAGCGTGTGGCGACTGTCACCAACTGGGGTGCAGGCGCGAATCTGGCAGGCGCAACGGCGCTCTTTATGGGTATCGGCGCGGGTTCAGTGGCTTATTCCAAAAAGAAAATCTGGGAAGAGAAGACTTTTGATTACCAGAATAAGGCCGGTTTCTGTATCGGCTCGATTTACGGCATGAGCAAGAATGTGTTTAACACTGCGGATATCGCGGTGATTGCCGTGCGTACATATAGAACAAACAATTAACGGATTATGGCGGCTAGTTTGCACTGGCCGTGCAGACGATAAGGGGGTCTCCCGCCCCTGCCGCCGCCCGAACACAGGGAGATTGAGGATAATATTATTATGGCAGCACCGAAAAAGATAGACCCGGTCGCGGGAGAAGGGAAACCGAATGACGACGTACTCAAAGGAATAGGAGAACTTAATTTTCAGCCGATACCGCTAAAAGCGGCGCGTGTTTCGCGTCCGTTTGACGGCTATCCGATGAAGAAAGTCACCATAGGCACAATGGAAACATATCTGGCCTACGTGGTGGCTCTTAATCCTACAGTGGCCGTTCGGTTAGACCCCTCAAACCGGAAAGTGAAAACGAAGGATGGAACTTTTGAGCAGGTGAAAAATACTCATGCCCGTTTTATCCGGGATTATGAGGAAAATGAAAACACCGAAGTCGTCTTTGACCGCATCATGGAAATCGGCGGCAAAGAATACTTCTGCGCAATCGTTCCGTCACACAACGTCCGCGCCCAACTCTGCTTTAGATACGAGGATAAAAACAAGCGCATTGTCGTCGATTCCAATTATTTATTTCTGGATACGGCACAGGATCAGCACCTTAAGCGCGTATTTGAGCAGATCATCAACCCGAAGCTGCAACTTGAGCGCGAGGCGGCATTTATAGCCGGTGAGTCCACCCAGGACGCCGGAGAATCAAAAACTCTGACCGAGGACGAGGTCTAGAATTATGGAATCTCAGATAAAACCACAGGGGTTATCCCAACGCAACCTTGTTGACCTGCTTTATATGATCGTGGCGGCGATACAGGGGATTTGCACCAAACTCGATGCCGATGCCGGCGTGAATCACAATACGCACGTGGCGAACTGTTTTACGGCGAAATTCAACGGCAAGATCGTTGATTCGAGAGACAACAAGGTAACGAACTACATAGCAGCCAAAGACCGGTATTGGAACTCTATCAAACCGGTAGGCGTTTCAGATAAAGGCCTAAATAGCATACTCTATCAGATATTCGATATGATGAATACGCTGACGGCGCAACTCGACGCAGAAGGCCTTGGAGATGCCAATTACAATGCTTTAGTCTATGTAGCGATTTATCTCTGGATGGTGACAAATCAGGAAGGTAACACCCTTGGAAACGGCAACACGTATTGGTTCAATCCGCAGGGGATGACGAATCAGCGGCATTTGATTGATTGCCTGGCGGCGATCGTTCATTCGATTACCGTGCTGACACAGAAGCTTGACGCGGATGCAACCGTAACAAACACAAATTATACGGCGTTGTGGTACACGGCAACGATTATCATGGTGATTGAAGATTGCCATGGTAATCAGTACGGCAATAACTCCACAGCGTACACACCTTAAACGGCATTTTAAATGCCATTTTATATGGAGGATATGATGAAGAAACAATTTTGGTTAATCAGTTTGATTTTAATGTTGACGGCAGTCTTTGCGCTGCCTGCCTTCGCGTATAATGATTTTTATGCGCAGGTTGTAAAGCGGGACAACACCGCTACGGGCAATCTTGCTTTAACGCCCATTACCACGGGAATAACCTATCAGGTGCTGGATGCAGGAACCAACACCATTTCCACCCTGACAAAATTCGCGGATAATTCCTATACATCGGTCACTAATCCGGTGACTCCCACAGTCTTTGCGGCTTCAACCGGCGGCAACGGAAACATTAAGTTCCGGAACGCTAATACAACCGTTGACATTATCGTCACGGACACCAACGGCGGCTATACGGCTGTGGTGAAGGGATTTTCACTCAACATGCACACCATTGTCATTGATGAAACTCCCAACATGCCTCACCACGGCATTATATGGTTTGCGCCGTCCACGGCAGAAACGAGTACCGGCGTTTCTTTCGTGCCAGATACTTTTGTCGGGGATGTGCGCGTGCAGGTGATTACAACGGATTCGGCCAAGACTATTTCTGTAGGTCTGCTATCCACACAGCCAAACGGCAACGCAACCGGTTTTATCACGGGACTTTTGATGACTACCGCCGGATATGTCGCGGACACCTCCGTTTCTACCAAAGGAACAAACGGACAGTATTACCCAGCCAGCACCTACGGCTCTTTCCTGTATACCAGTACTACCGGATCGGATTCGGCCAATGTCGATTTGGTGGGCGGTAAAACCTATCTTGGCTATATCGTAACAGGGTCGAACGCGACAACGATTTCATACACTGGAAGCGGCGGAACAACCACGGCAGCGGGTTATATCCATTACTGGTTTACCCGGATGAAATAAACAAGATTGCCACGGCGGTTGAGAACCGCCTCGCAATGACAATAACTTTTAAAGGGGAACGGTGATGGAAGTTGGAACGGGCATAGCAATCTCAAGCGCAATATTAGGAATCGTGGCGGTAATTTTCAGGATCTTCTTCCATAAAGATCAGCATTGCGAAGATCATACCGGCATTTGCGCCGATATTAAAAACTTTACGGCATGGCTCAATAAAATTGAGGCCAAGCTCGATAAGGTAATTGCGGAGAGATAAGATGACCATTGAAGATATTATCAAACCGATTCTTAAGATCAGAGAAGGTTTCAGCCTGAAAATCTACAAAGATTCTCTGGGTTACGACACGATTTATTTCGGCCATAAGGTTGTGCTAGGTGAAGCTTATCTCTTCACGCAGGCGGACGCGGACGCTTATCTTGAGAAGGATATCACCATTGCGGAAATGCATGCAGGTTTTATCTTTCCCGAATTTAAATCATTTTCATTATCCAGACAGGCCGCGCTCGTCATGCTGATATTCAATATGGGCGCCGACAAGATCAAGCGCGGATTCCCCCGATTTGTCCATGATGTAAATATTGGGGATTGGGACAGCGCGGGAAATGAATTGAAATACTCTGACGGTAAGTCTGTTTTAAGCAACTGGTACAAACAGGTTCATCCGGACAGGGCAAACGAAATTATAAATATGCTGATTCAGGGGTGATTTATGAATATATCATTACAGGCGGGCGATGTTTTTGCCACAAGAAACCCTCAATCTTTGGGAAAATTAATCACATTCGTTGAAGCCATGAGAGATGAGAGCAAAAGCGCCGAATATTCCCATGCCGGCATCATTCAGGACAGCAATGGAAAAACTCTGGAGGCTGTCTGGCATATCGAAGAACAAAACATATTTACCGATTACAAAGGAAGCAAAGTCATTATAGCCCGATGGAATAACATGACGGTAGATAATTATCGAAAAGGTTGGGACGCCGTCAAAGGCGAAATCGGCATGACGTATCCTTATTATCGTCTTTTGCTGCATCTGGTCGGTTTGGCAAGATTTATCCATTTAGGATCAGATACGGTTTGTTCTGAGCTTGCCGAGAAGTTCTTAATCAATGCGGGGGCAGTTATGATTGCAGGTAAAAACTGGTGGGGACTGACTCCGCAAGAGTTAGTGGACGAGTGGAGAATCAGTAAATATTTTGACGTAATTTTCGAGGGTACAATTTAGACAAAGGAGAAATTAAAATGAAATCGAAACTATTGAGACTGAATTTACAGGACTTGGGTCATGGCCTTCTTATGGCCGTGGGCGTGGTGTTTATCGCGCCTCTTTTGCCTATTCTGCAAACCGGTGCTTTCCCGGATACAGCAACCATTAAATCGTCTCTGGCGGCTGGACTTGCAGCAGGACTGGTTTATCTTGGTAAGAATCTTCTTACCAATTCAGACGGGGAACTCGGTAAACCGGAAACAGGCAGTTCTAATAAAATAGAGGGATAATCCATGTCTGATTTTTTAACCTTCGCAACGCTGTACTCGGATTGCTGCCGGTTAATCGGCGATCTCAACAAGAGCCGTGTAAATGAAGTCAAATCCGTCATTAATTCCGTCTATCTGGATGAAATGCTCAATGTTGACGAATTAAGGCCGATGTTCTGGCTTCGGCAGTTTAACGATTCGATATTGATGAAACTCTCAGATACGGCGGTTTCTATATCAAACGCAAATCCAGCCGTTATGGTGACAGCAGCGGACATTTACGCGACCAATGATATTGTGACGCTTTATAATGTGCAGGTCATGCCGCAATTAAGTAACCGCACGTTCCTCCTTACGCGCACTGCGGCATCGACCTACACTCTTGCCGACATCTACGGGAATAATATTAATACGGTGGGAATAAGCGGGTCTACAAGTTCTTATCAGAATGTCGGGCCGGTCAACGGCGTTCAGCACCGTGGAATATCAACCGCGTTTCCTATCCGGCAGATTATCCAGATGAATCTGGTCGGTTTTATCAATCAGCTAACCGCGATAAGCGAGCATGATCTTGAGCAGTCGATCACGTGGTGGAGCAACAGCAAAACACGTCCGTTGCATTATCATCACATAAAGGCGTTTACGAATGCGGGAATTGAGACAAACGTCATTCTTTGGTTCAACTGCAACGATCAGGCCTATGGTGTTCGGCTTTGGTATGAGGCAAGGCCGACGCTGCTTGTAAATGACTCTGACGTGCCTTTGTTGCCTCCTCAGTTCCATCATGCAATCGAAGCGGGCGTAGTTACACGTCTGGGCGAAAACAAGGTGCAGGTGGAGGCCGGGGTTGTCTGGCCGCAGCTTTACAAGGCTCAGTGCGACGCGCTTCGGTCTTACAATAGCAAACTATGGGCGGATTACGAGAAAAATCAAAGAAGCGAAATATACATGCTATGAAAAGATTATTAACGATCATCTTTTTATTGTTATTTTCGGGAGTGTGTCTGGCCGATGATCTTGTGCCTTATTCTTTCCCGTTTACCGGAAAGTGGAATCCGACTGAAAACCCGATGTTGTTGGATGATTACGGATTGCAGGATATTCAGAATCTTCGCAAATGGGGAAAACATTTCAGAGGCGTTAAGGGTCATAGCAAGATAAATACAGCGGCAATAACCACCACTGGATGGGGTGCTTCGCCTGCTATAGTTAATGGTTTTCATTTCCGAAAAGGTAATCCGGTGGAATCCCACATTTTTGCTCAGAGACATTACGGCTTTACGTTGTACAAATCGAATAATACAGCGGCAGTCCCTAATCAGGATACTTTCTCAACTTTCATTAATTCAATGGGGGATACCGTTAATTTTTCAAACGCGCCGGACGGCTCGATGGTCGCCCTCGACGGCACGACCAATTATATCTGGGGAGGGAATGAAGCACGCTGCGCTTCGTTTTTAAATTTTGACGCTGTTTCGTCATCATTCCTTTATGATTTCACGACACAGGTTAATAACACCGCTGTCAATGCCAATAATATTGCGACTCTTACGGCGGATGCCAGCGGTAACACGTCTTTGTATATCGGCTCTATCAGGCCGTTGAAAGGCGTTAAGTTCTATATTCAAACAGCCAATACGACAACGGCCACAGCAGGGGTAAAAGAGTGGAATGGCACGGCGTGGAGTTCCGTTTCTTCTTTGGTTGACGGAACGGCTGTTTCCGGAAAGACTATGAATACGACCGGTGAAATATCATGGTCAAGCACGGTTTCAACGTCAAAGCTCACGGTCATCAATAATATCGCACTGTATTATTACAAATTCACGTTTATCGGCATGCCAAGCGGCGTACAGGTTTCTTTTTGCACGGTTGACGCTCCGGTTCAGCCTATTGTGGATATCTGGGACGGCTCGGAGAGAACGCTTGTAGCCGGAGTAAATTATAATTCAACCAATGGCTATACAGACTATACAACAAGAATCCTGAAAAGGGATTATGACCAAAACAACGGCAATACCTGGTGGAATTGGTATAAGGGCGGATCAGGAACAAGCGATTGCCTGATGCTGGCATTTACAGAGCCTGTTATGGGATTTGTAATTGAGTTCAATAACGGTTTTTACAACGGGAACGCTGGCGCGAACATGACGGTGCAGTATTGGAACGGTGCCGCATGGGTAAGTGTTTCTTCGTTGGTTGATGGTACGGCAGGAGGCACTTCTTTACAGCACAGCGGCAATGTCATGTGGCAGCAACAATCTCCTTCCTCTGAATTTCAGACTAAACTTAATCAGGAGGGACCGTTTTACTGGTATCGAATCTATTGGAGTGCTCCGATATCATCTAATCTTACAGCTGCCGGAGAGGTCAGGATTGATTATGTTGCCGGTATTCCATGTCAGAAGCAACTTCACCCTTACCGGTTTGCGGCCACGTGGCAGGGGCGCCTGTGGCTTTTCAACGATCAGGTACAATACAATAATTCGGCCATTTATACGGCACTTAATACTTCCAATGTTTTCAATGGGACGGATTCAGGGACGTTACAGTTCGGCGATCAGACACCGGTTATAGCCGCAGCCGCTATTTATAATATGTATTATATGTACAACGGCCTTGAACAGCTTATCGTCACCAAAGAGAATGAAACATATCGCGTGACAGGCACAAAGCCGTCCGACTGGGTGGTGCAGAGAATATCCGCAAATGTCGGTTGCGTGGCTCCTCTTTCAATGGTGTCGGCTGACGTGACGGTTGTGGATAATGCCCGAAAGCATGTGGCTATATGGATGGGAGACAAAGGCGTTTATATTTCCGACGGCGCAACAGTGACGCCAATTTCGGATGATATCAGATGTTATTTCAATCCTAACGATATCCGGTATATTCCGACGTCCATGCAGTCAAAAAGCGTTGGTTGGTATGATCCGTCCATCAAGTCTTATAAACTTCTGATAGCCTCCGGAGCAGGGGCGACCACGTTAAACACGGAGCTGGAATATTCCCTTCAATATCAGGAATGGACAAAGATTGTCCGGCAGATCGGCTCGGGTGGTGCGGCGAATAATCCCCTTCAATCCGGCTGGCAGGTTTACGATACTAACGGAATCAGCTACACCTATGGCGGCGATACCAACGGATTTATTTATCGGTTGGAAGATACAAACCGTTGGGACGGCACAAGCATAACGTCTTATTTAAAGACGAAAGACATTCTTCCCGAACCGTCCGCGCCGCTTTTGCATGACTCGACCATCGAATATCTTCAGGTGGCTTATCTTAAAAAGCAGACGGGTCAGATTACGATTCAGCATTTCGGGGACGGCACGGCTACCACCGATCAAATTAACGGACAATCTGGGCCGGCAAACATATCCGCGACTGACGCTTTAGGCTCCGGTTATAACACGCAGTCGGTTCTTCTGGGGCCGAATCTTTATCATTCGTTTTTATTTCAGGCCACAACCAATGTTGATGACGGTTTGGAATTGACCGGATTTTCCTTCTATTACGATAAACACACGGCGATAAGGTAGGAACTATGGATTATGATAATTTTATTCAATCCTTAAGGGATGCACGAACAGCAGCGCAGGCGCATGGTCGGCCTCTATCGGCAGAAGAAGCACAGGCGCAAACGCAGCCGATCTTCCAGCAGCAGGGAGCGCAACAGCTTCAAAGCCAGGCCTTGAACACTGATTACGACCGGCTGGCGCAGGACCGCTGGCGGACGATGGCGATGATGAACGCGGCGGATCAGACGAACCGTAATATGTTGTGGCAGAATATGATCAAGAGTGGCGGATCACTTGCCATGATGAATTATTATAACAACCCATTCAAGGGGGATTAAATATGAATTTGGATTTATCAGGATTATTAAACGAAGCAAGGCGGCAGGCATTATTGACCGGAAAGCCTTTGACGGATCAGGAAACGCAGGGATTGACGCAGGGATGGCGAAACGCGACATTAAATTTGACCAATGAGCAGCGGCAGAATCAGCTTGCACAGGATCAACTGGCCCAAAACCGCTGGGCAACTCAGGCACAGATTGACGCGGCCGGAAAAGCGCAGAATAACCAAATGTTCGGAAATCTGATCAATACGGGCGGTTCGATGGTGGGGATGAACTGGCTAAAAAATAAGCAGGCCGGAACGCCGGACAATTCCTTGATTTCAAAGGGATGGAGCGGCGCAAAGGATTTGTTTAATAATGGTATGGATAAAATGGGGAATCCGTTCGGATTCGGGACGCCTGCACCGACTCCCGATTATACGGGCATGGGCAGTTTAAGTATGCCTGCTGCTCCCGCAGAGGGAGGAATGCCGGGCGTGGGAGGCTCAGTTCCGGCTATGATTCCGGGTGCGGTTCCCAACGCGGCACCGGCAATAGGAGACGCCGGTAATTTTGCAGGGTCGTTATCTTTCAATCCGGCTCCGGCTGCGGATATTACATCTTCTTTGACTCCAACTGCCACACCTGCGATAGCTGATATTGGCACTGATGTTGGTACAACCGCGACAACCGACACAGGAGCAGGTATGGGACTTGGCCCTTATGGGATGATAGCGGGTGCTTCCGACCTTGTTGATAGAAGTCTTGTTAGACCGGCGATTAAAGGTCTTGGAGACACTGGAAAGGTTGTAGAGGATATTCTTAATCCCCTTGGAGCGGTCCATGACCTTGTCGGTACATGGATTTGTACGGCCACGGCCAAACATTCCACCATGACCCACGCCGAAGAATCGATCATGAGCAAACTAAGAACCTACGCTCAAAAGAATCATCTCGGATGGTGGGATTCGTATTTTAAAAACGGCACTCGTCTGGTCAAGGAAATCGCCAGTCAGGAAGATGATTTGCCGAAGTTCTACGACAATATACGTAAAATTCTCGTAGAACCGGTTGTAATAACTTTTGACGCTGACCCTGAAAAAGCGTTCCAGATTTACCTTTTTATCACACAGACGCTATTCAAGGCATATATGCCGGAATTTGAATTTAAGGAGAATTAACAATGGAATCTAACAACCCTTTTTATGTACCGCCTGCAATACCGGACATGAGCAATCAGGTTATGCAGTTCGGCGAAATGGGAATCAAAAACGATCAGCTTGCCGCCCAGCGTGCCATAGAAATACAGAAGATGAATAACGAAAAGCAATATCAGGACACGATGGGTGCCGCTGCCACTACAAGGGCTAATGCACAGACGGCGCACGTGCAGGCACAGACACCCCCGTCAAAACAAGACTGGAATCAGGATCAATTTGACAAACTAAAAACAAATCTTGCCATGAAAGGACTGTCTGTAGATTCACTGGATGCGGTTTTAACGCCTATTTCACAAATGGCGAATAATCCGGCCATGAAAAGAGGGGATGTGGCTAATGCTATTCAACAAAATTGGAGCAATCCAGTTGACCCCGCAGATCCATCAAAAGGTGCAACCGGATTTCAAACTGATTTGAATAATGGCCTGCAAACTAAAATCATGTCTCTGGCGCAAAAAGCTGCGGGACTACAGGATAATGATCCGCATAAAAAACCGTTAATGGATCAAATCAATAAATTGCAGACTATTAAAGCGCAATTCAATACGATAGGACCCGATGATGTGAAGGGGGCTTTTTTCCCAGATGTAGCTCAGGAAGAGGCAAATACGAAGGCGGCTCTCGAAGCGGGAAAATATACAGCGAGAAATCAGACAATTGCGCCTGCCAGAAACGTTTCCAAAAACGCACCTTGATGCTTATTTAACAACGCCGCAAAGCAAAGAAAGTGCGAAAGCCGTATCCACAAAACTATATTTCCCAATAGGCCTTTTTAATAAAGGCATGGAGGGGATAGAAAATTGGCAGTTTTGAAAATATTTCCACCTCCGTCACTACGTGATACCTCCGCCTGCGGCGGACAGATAAAGAAGGAGAGAGGTTTTGAAAATGGTTAAACGATATCTGATTTTCTTGGTGTGGCTGTTTATATTCCTTCCGATTCCGGCAACTGCGGATTATCTTGTAGGGGGCGCGGCTAATTATCCATTCAGCGTTGATCCCGATCTGGGCTCATCGGATACAACGGTGAGCAGCCAGAACGCCGTCAAATCGTATGCGGATAATCATTTTTGCCCTGTCAACGGGTATCTTATCACCACTCAGAATGTGCCGTCATTAACAAATTCTACAAATCTGGGGAGCCTTGCCAGCGGCCTTTTGAAAATGACTGTTTCGGGCGGAGCAGCCGTATTATCTACGGCCATACCGGGCACGGATTACATGACAAGCTGCCCAAGCGATTCTTACGCCAGTTTATCATCGCATTATCTGATGTTGCAGAATGACGCGACTTTGCCGAATTCATTTAATCTGGGTTCGTTATCTACGGGACTTTTGAAGGTCATTGTTTCCGGCGGCGTGGCCGTTCCCTCGATTGCGGTGGACGGCGTGGATTATCTGACCATTGGCAGTTTGACGAATTACAATACTAATTTAATTTACTGGGCAAGTTTTATGCCTTCAAACGATGTTAAAACGCTCGTTAATGAGGCAAATATAGTAGAAATAAAAGCCTTTCTTGGTTATTATACTTCAGGCGATACTATCTCAGGGACTTTTTCGGGTAATCTGATAGGCAATGTCAAGGGCAACGCTTCAACAGCCACGGCGTTTGCCGCAAACCCGACCTACTGCGCAGCCGGTTATGCTGCTTCGGGAGTGGACGTTTTAGGAAATGCAATTGGCTGCTGGCAGCCTATTGCATCAAATGCTAATTTATTATCTCTATCCGGCTTATCTTACGCCGCACCATCTTTTGTAAAAATGACTGGCGCGAATACATTTGCCATGGATACTGCCTTATATCAGCCTCTTTATCCGTTTACAATTACGGGCACAAGCGGCCATACTTATAATCTTGATAGTTTGCGCTCAGACGGATCATCATTCGATCCTGCAACGCCTGGGCCCATCGGCGGCACAACACCATCGACCATTACCGGCACAACCATAACGGGATCATCTTTTGTTTCTTCATTGGGAAACGGTTATCATTATGGCGACTTTTCAAATACCGCCTCCTGCCCGACGCTGACAGGCGTTACAACGAATCCGTTATGCGTTAATAATAACAGCGGCAATCCGAAAATTCAGATATGGAATGGCTCTAACGCATGGGTGGATTACGGTAACGGTATAGGAAACGGATCGATCCTCGGCACGATAGCCGCGAGTTCAAATTATATTACCACCTCCGAAGGTGTGGCAAATACCATACAATCTTCAACCTGCACCATTGATTCGGACGGCACCATGTTTTGTCCCGGCCATCCCTGGATTAATTACGTAACTTCGGCCTCAACGCCTGCTTCTTCATGGTGGATGGGCGAAGATGACACGACAGGCTATTTCTGGTTTGGAACGGGAACAACTTACCTTACAGGTGGGCTGGTTTCTATCGATACATCAGGAAATGTGAATATCCCGACAGGCGCGAAATATAAAATAAACGGGACGGCACTTTCCGCAAGCGATGTCGGGGCGGCTCCGGCTACAGGTTCAACAAGCATTGTAACTATCGGCGCGGCGACTGCCACATCGCTTGCCGCGACAGGCGTGGTAGACGGACTGGTTAATATCGTACTATCTACGGCCACATCTGCAACGACTGTCAGCAGCACAACCTATAAGACCGCATATTTTTTCAATCAGGGAAACAGCGCGGCAAATTCTATTTACACCCTTCCCACGGCGGCGGCAGGACTTCAATACTGCGTAAAAAATTATACGGGAATAACACAAGTTTTGAAATTTAAAACTTCGGCAAGCGGCCAGTATATAGATTTAGGAGGAACGCTTTCCAGTTCCGGCGGTGGTGTTCAAACCGGAGGCGCTGCCGGTGACGGCATGTGTGTTATCGGAGTTGATACAACACATTGGGTAGCTTATTGCTCAGCAGGAACATGTTCATTCGTTATAAACTGGTAATTAAATTAAGGAGAGATTATGAAAAAACTTATATTTATATTTTATTTAATCGGTTTATTTACAACGTCAACGCTTTGGGCTACAGGTTTATCAGGCATAATAATAGCCGGAGGCGGTGGAAGTATTGCCACCGTCCCATCAGCCCCGACAGGGGTTTCCGCAACTGCCGGTAACGCACAAAACACAGTAACCTGGACGGCTTCAAGCGGTTCGACAAGCTGCAATCTTTACTGGAAATCAGGATCTTCGATGTCGGGGAATTGCACCGGAAACGGGACGAAAGTTACTGGCGTGACCTCTCCCGATGTTATAGGTTCGCTGACAAATGGAACGGCTTATTATTATATGGTGACCTGCCAGAATTCAGCCGGTGAAAGTGCCTGTAGCGCCGAAGTAAATGCCACGCCGACCGGTGTAACGGCTCCCGGCTCTCCAACGTCAGTAGCAGCCGTGGCAGGGAATACTCAATTTACCCCTACATGGGCAGCCCCATCTTCGGGAGGCACACCCAGTCAATATAATGTCTGGTATTCAACATCATCCAATACTGAGCTATCAGGCACGGAAGTTGCCAACACAACTTCTGGTACGCCAGTCACCGGATTAACAAACGGCACAACCTACTATATCAAGGTGCAAAGCCAAAACAGTGCAGGAACTACTTTGTCAAGTGAAGTTTTGGCAACGCCAGTACCTGTTCCCGTTCAGCAAGGCGGCTATTCAGGAACTTTAACAGCGTCAACTATTGGCGATGTTAATCAAGGTGGAAGTGGTACCGATTTTATTATGCAAAATTATCCTCTAACTGCCTCTACGATTACAGAGGCAAAAATAGAAAATTATCGAGCAACTAGCACAACGGCTTGGATAGCTTTTAAAGTATGGCGACTAAGTGGCGGCATCTATACACTTATAGGCGACACAGGCCACATATCAATGCAAACAACGTCTGGTATTCAAACCTATACATTTACAGGAATAACTTGCCAGACAGGTGACTTGATAGGATATGCAACAAATGCTGGGGGCGGACCATCTCCTTATGGTCAAATCGATGCCCTTTCTGGATCAGGCAATCGCTATTACAAGGCAAGTAGCGATATTACTAGCGGAGCAATTACCCAAGGCAGTATGACATTGCTCACAACATACGCTAATGTGCAAATACAGTTTTTCGGGAATTAA